CAACGGTCAGATAGCTAATGTTATAATTAAGAAGCTTGAAGACTTATTTTTAGACGCCAAAAGTGCGTCTCCTGATGTTCATGATAGGCCTGAACCTGTTGGAGTTATGATTCCTGGACCTCCCAATCAGGGGAAGTCTTTGTTCATGGAGTTGTGTCCTATGGCTATATATGCTTTATTGCATAGTGATCCTGAAATGAATGATTTGGAAGTTTGGAAGTCTGATTGGTCTTTTATGAAATGTTATACTAGAGATCAGGTTTCTGAATTTTGGGATAAGTATAAAGGACAGCCTTTTGTTCATTATAATGATGTGTTTCAATCAACTATAGCTCAAGATTGTGCAAAGATTTCTTTAGAATTAATATTAGGGATCGATCGAGCTTCATATAATTTGAATTCTGCGAATTTAAATGATAAGGGTTTGAATTATTTTGTTTCAAAATTTGTTTTTATGACTGCTAATAAATTAGATCCTGGAAATTTTGGAATTGCGCAGCCTGAGGCGTTGTTGAGACGATTTCATTTTTGCATTACTCCTACCAGAGTTGCTCAAATGAATATGGATATTATGAAGTATGGAAGTCCTTTAGATCGAATGAGTGAATTAAATAGATGTTGGACCTTCAAATGGGCTAATTTGTCTGGTGATGTTGGACTTATGAAAGCTCATGAGGATGCTCGTGCTGATACTGGTTTTGATCCTGGGCGTGTGTATCGTTTTACTGAAGTTGCATATTTGATTAAAGAATGTTATAAGAGGCGTGCGCAAGGTAAGGTTGGTATTTCGCTTAAACAGATGGATATGTCTGATCTAGTTGTGAATGGCCAATGGATATACACTGATGTTGATAAAGTATTTGGTGATATTCAGGTTGATGAAGAAGAAATTATTGAGGAAAATCATATTCGAATTTATAATCGTATTGCCAAGAGTATGCAAAGCAAGTTTGGAGGCGTTCCGGATGGAGTGTCTAAAGAACAAGCCTTTAATGATTGGCATAAATGGATGGTTGAACAAGGTTTTGACAAAGGTGACGAATCGGTGAAAGAGATTTATGTTCGTGATGAAGGTTTGAAATTGTTACGACGATGTGAAAATAGAATTGATCTGTTGCAGTCTCGTTTGGATGAAATTGAGAAGTTGAAAGTTAAACAGAAATTTAATGATAAAGATTTTATTCAGGGTCTTCGTTTGGCTCGTAAGAAAGCTAAAGAAGGTAATGATTTTACTACGTATAATGAGTTAACTATTGAATTGCGTAGATGTAAAGATTCCGTACTAACTGCTCAAGAAATTGAGAAGATTAGTAAGGAAAGTAAAATTCGAGATGAATTGTTACAATGGTTAGAATATGAGGAAAATTTTGATGATGATTCTATTGTCGATGATGTTCCTGATGACTTTTACGAGGAGTATGAAGATCCTTTTGGAGTCGCTGAGGGGCAAATGTTTCAACGTTTAGTCGATTTGTGTAAAAAACCTAAATTGTTGTGGAAATCTTATACTGAATCTAACGATTATATTAAAACTTTGCCTGGTCATGCAGATAGAATTGAACCTGGACATGGTTCTTTTAAAATTAATTTTAGAGGATTGAATGGTTGGTTAAATACTTTGTTGAGTTTATCAGGTATTCAGAAAACTAATTTGTTGGGTGCTAATTTTAGTAATGATCTTGCGTATCGCTTTGCATCCATCTTATTTGCAGAACCTGATTATTCGCGTGAGTTTTATTCGATTTTAGAAACTCATAGACTTGGTGATGGGAGTTTGCCGCATGGTACGATAGAAAATTTGTTGTATGCTATCGTACATTATGTTGGTTTGATATTTCATAAACATGGATCTCGACCTAGAAATGGATATTTATCTTGTACTAGTTGCATGAATGGTGAACTGTGTCCTTCGTGTGATTATGTTGCCGTTGATTCGGGTGCGTATATTGGGTCTGAGTTAACAAACATAGTCGGTGTTTATGTGAATAAATATCGGATTGCTAGTAGTTTTGATGAAATTCATTCTGGCAAAATTGTTATTGGTTATCGTTGTCCTGATGGTACGCGTTGTTTTGATTTTGATGAAACGTGTAATGCTATTCAGAAGTATATGGAAATTAAGCCGATGACTAAAGTTAAATTTACTACGTATGCTGGAAAAGAAATTTTTTGGAAAATGTGTGAAGACGGAACCCAAATTCTTACTGATGGTGTGAATAGTTTACCTACTTTTAGTAGTTTTGTTAATGATATTATTACATGGATAGGAACTCAGTTTACTGATATGGTTCGTTTTGTTGTTGCGATACCATCGAGTATTTATTCTTTCTTGTATAATAATCCTGTTGTTGGAATTTGTTCAATTTATTTTGGAGTTATTTCATTCTTCCTTTTAATTCGTTATGCGACTATGGCTTTGGCTAGTTATTTGGCTAATAAGTATGTTGCGGACGTTGAGAAGGCTAAAAATTATCATAAATTTAAAGATTCGAAAGGAAATTATAAAGGTCAATCCTGGACTAGTAGATACTCCCATGCTGTTAAACAACGACAAGGAGTGATTTATAAAGCTCGAGGAAATACAGATGTCAATTTTGCTAATGAGGAAGCTGCTGTTAATCAGATGACTAATTTTCATAACATCACTTTTAGAAATTCAAGAATCATAGATTTAGTTTGTGGTGATGGAGAAGAAATTTGTACTCAGATTGCAATGGTTGATAATATGCAGGGTTGTTTTGTTAAACACGCTTGGTTAAGTGCGCGTGCTGTACAAAGTATTCGTATTTATCACCCTGATGGTTCGAGCTGTACTTGTTATAATAGACATCAGTTCGAATTGCGTGAAGGTGAAGAAGGTAGGGATATCTGTTTTCTTGAACTTAAGGAATGTTTACCTATTGAATGCGATAGTATTTTGCATCGTATACCTACAAATATGAAGACTTGGTGTTCTAAGGCTATTCGCCTAACTAAAAGAATTTCAGATAATGGAAAATTGGAAATTGGTTATAATGCTGGCGATTCTTTGAAGAGAAAAACTAATGGCGTTGTTACTGAGGTCACAGATCCTTACGGTAGTAAGGTTGAAGTAGCTAATTCTGACTTTTATGTTTTGATGAATGGTGGAGGAGAAAATGGAGCTTGTGGGTTTTTTGTAGCTTCTATGGATGCTCGTGATCAAAATGAGCCTTTCATAGGAATCCATTCTGCTCAATTAGGGGCTGATTCTATAGTGACTCCTATCATTAGATCTGATTTTAAAGTTAGAGAGGCGATGGTAGGTCAATCTATTAATCCTTGGATGAATCATTTTAAGTATAATTCTAATGAGAATATGTCCAAGGGAATGGAAGGAACTAGCGCTTTTTATAAGCCGGTGGATGTACATATGTCACCGCATAAGACTGCGTTTGTTGTTTCTCCCCTTAGTCCTTTCTTGCCTGAAGAATTTCGACAGAAAGCTCCTGCTAAATTGAGTCCTTTTCAGTTGAGCGGTAGTATTGTGAGTCCTTTGAATAAGTTTTATGGAAAGTATAAACAGTTTCCTGGGAGATTGATGCCTGATGTTCTTGTTAGGATGTTCAAAGACCCCAACTTTATGTTAGGATTTGAGCCTATCTTGTTAAATTTTAAACATGAATGGGCGACTTTGGAAGATGTTTTGTTCGGAAATCCTGAACGAGGGATTGAAAGTATGGAAGGGAAGACTGCGTCTGGTTTTGCTATGAGACGATTTGGAAAATATCGTAATGATTTCTTTAATAAGGAAACTAGATGGATCCATCCGACATTGAAAGCATTGGTGATGGCGCGTGTTAACGCTGTTAAAGGCGGAGCGTGTTTTTCCCAAGTGGTTATAGATTGTTTGAAGGATGAACTGAGAGATATAGAGCGTGTTGAGGAA